GCGCATGTTTGAGGATTTGGCTGTTCAGTTCAAAGAAGAGTCCACTATGCGCGACCGCTACAAGCGGCAATCCGATAGCTGGCGCGATAAAGCCCTGGAGCTTGCGGATCAGACCCAATGGCGTCCAATCGCGACCGCTCCGAAGGATACCTATGTGTTGATTGGATGGTTTGAACTGCCGGGGCAGAAGTCCTACGCTACGGCGATGTTTCACAGCACCAAGAAGCACTGGTGCAACACCTGGATGGCATTTGCGAAAGACGCTAACCCAACCCACTGGATGCCCTTGCAGGAGCCGCCGAAATGAAGATGAAAACTCCGCCCGAACTCGACCGGATAACGGACGTGGTGCTGGCATATAAACCAAAGCCGAAGACAAAGGCAGCAAAGCGCCGGAAGCGAAAGAGGTTGCGCGATGCCAAGAAAATCTAACGGGAGTCATGTATATAAATCCCTAAAAGTAGGCATATCTCTCACGGAACAGTGGGCGCACAATCCAACTGGAAAGCGCGCCCCTGAAAAGATCGGTGCCAATTGGCTAACAAGAAAATCCTCATCGTGGACGACAACCCGGATTTTCGTAAGGCCATCCGAACGCGCCTCAGGGCCAGCCACTACGATACTTTCTTCGCGGCGGACGGCGTCTCGGGTATAGCGCAGGCGCGCAAGCATCATCCGGATTTGATGATCCTCGACCTCGGGCTGCCGGCCGGCGACGGGTTCGCTGTGATGGCAAAGCTCAGGACGGATCATCCCGCTCTCGCCGCGATCCCGATCATTGTAGTGTCCGCGCACGACGCTGACGAATACAAAGAGCGCGCTATGCAGGCGGGCGCCAAGGCGTTTCTCGAAAAACCTATGGACGTGGGTCAACTTCTGGCAGCCATCCGCGAGGCCCTGGGCGCCGCTTGAAAGTAACGCGCTCATGCCCGAAGAAACACCCTCCCCCGAACCGATAAACCTGCCGGGCGATATTGAATTCTACCGAGACAAGGCGGCCATACCTCTCCCGGCGGCGACGACGGCGCAGCAGGATTTGACTTTCGCGGGCCAGCGCCGAGTCAATCTGATCTGGGAGCACACCCAGGCGATCATTGCGCTGGTGGTGGTGATCGCGGCCATGTTCGTAGGGATCTTGGCGGCGTTTCGCTCGAAGGGGGGAGATATTCCTACCATCATCAGCGTCGCGTTTGGCACGGTAGTCGGTTTTTATTTCTCGCGAACCAATCATGTGGCGATCGGCGGCGTGGGTCCGCAGCCGCGTGTAGATCCTTACAAGGGAAGGTGAAAAATGCTGTTCATCATCATCGTGTTGCTGTTGATTTTCGGACTTGGCGGCGGGGCGTGGGGATACCGAACCTACGGCTATGGCGGAGGCCTCGGCATCGTTGGCTTGCTGCTTGTGGTCTTGCTGTTCCTCTGGCTGTTTGGCGCGTTCGGTGCGCAGCACACATTGCGTCTCGGTTATTGAATCTCTGCCAGCGGAAGCCGCGCGGCACTGAGTCACAACACAGTCACTCACTTTTCGCGCGATTGCGGAGCCGCGAAGCCACAAGCCAAAAAGATGTTGGATAGAACCTGTGCCCGTTGCGGCAACTCATTTCAAGCAGAAGCCAAAGAGTATACCTGCCCTGCATGCCGCAAGCCCGCTGGTATCCGCAAGCCATGGACCGGTCCTCTGTCATTCCGTGAGCAGCAGATCGTCAGTCACATAGCGCAGGCGAAATCCAACAAGCAAATCGCCTGGGATCTGCACCTGGCGGAAGGCACGGTCAAGGAATATCTGTACCGCATCTTCCGCAAACTGAACGTCTCGAACAGAACCGAATTGGCGCTACGACATGGCGGCAACAGCAATCGATCGACCACTGCGAACGTCTGAACGGACCGATGCGCGCGCGGTCCTCGAAGAGCAGTTCGATTATCTGATGGACAACGCGGCCACCGAGCAGGTGCGGTATCTGGCGCTCGAACTGGTGTTATTGAAACCGTTTCTATGCCAATCGAAACCGGTGGATCCATGGATTCTCGACTGAAACCTGCGATCGCGTTTAATTGGGATCGATCCCAGACCATTGCGATGGCCAAACCGCACTGCGCAAACTGCCATGGCTTCGGCATGCGCACTACCCGCGGTTGCGATCGGCAGCGCCCCTGTGAATGCGTTTTCCGGGCCATCTTCCGAGCCTGTTATGGACGCTTTCGAGACCTAATGAAACAGGAAAAACACATGAGCAGTGTGTCTCTCGAATTCGGCCATACCAAGGACAATCGTGTGATGTACGGCCGCAAGACCGAGGAGTATATCGCGGATTTCTGCCTGGTGAGCCGGCGCATACTGGACGAGTTCGAGTATGAGATTTTCCGGCGCCACTTCCTCGAAGGCGCTGACTACCACGCTTGCTGCAGCCGGATGAAGATCGACCGCTATGCGTTCTTTCATGCGGTCTATCAGATTGAGCAGAAGCTTGGCCGGACCTTTCGCGAGATGCGGCCGTACGGCCTGTTTCCGCTCGATGAGTATTTCGGCGGAACGGTGCGCTTGGGGTCACTCGCCAAGGGCGAATTTATTGGCAATCCCACGGATTCTCTACCAGCGGAAGCCGCACGGCATGATCCAGCCAGAGCCGGTTTTCCTGCGTACCCATAACCTATGATTATTGTTTGCTGGAACGCTTGATGGTTGACGCAACGGCCGTCACCGTCGCCAGCCTGGGCGAACTGGCTCCGGTTTTCGACAAAGCCCGCGAATACGCAGCGGCTTCGAAAGCGCCGAACACCGTGCTCGCGTATCGCAGCGACTGGCAGCACTTCAACACCTGGTGCCTCCTGCGGGGACTCGAAACCATGCCGGCGGCGCCGCATACGATCGCCCTGTTTATCGCCGATCTGGGTGGCGTCAACAAGCCGGCCACCATCATCCGGCGACTCGCGGCCATTTCCAAGGTGCACCAGGCGGCCGGGCACGAATCGCCCTGTGCCATGCGCCACGCCGAGGTGCGGGAAGTGCTGGCCGGCATCAAGCGCACACACGGCACAGCCCAGGCGGGCAAAGCAGCGCTATTGACCGATCATCTGCGCCAGATGCTCGACGTCATCCGGCCTAACAGGCTTATCGGTAAACGAGATACAGCCATGCTGCTGCTCGGGTTCGCGGGCGCGTTCCGTCGCTCGGAACTGGTCGCATTGACCATTAACGATATCGTCTTTAAGGACGATGGGCTGAAGGTCACGCTACGCCGCAGCAAGACAGACCAAGAAGGACACGGCCGAGCCGTGGGCATTCCGTATGGCAGCAGCCCGCAACTGTGCCCGGTGCGCTCGCTGCGTCGGTGGCTGGAGGCGGCAGGCATCGTCGAAGGGCCGCTATTCCGCGGTGTGAACCGACACGGCCACGTGGCCGAGCATGGCCTTACAGACCAGGTGGTGCGCAGGATTGTGCAGCAATACTGCAAGACGGCGGCCTTGGATGTCACGCAATTCTCAGCGCATTCGCTGCGCAGCGGGTTCGTCACCCAGGCGACTATAGGCGGAGCCTCGGAACGCTCGATCATGAACCAGACCGGCCACAAGAGCGCGGCCATGGTTCGCCGGTACACGAGGGATCTGGACCTCTGGCGGGATAATGCGGCCACGCGCCTCGGCCTCTAAGCCGTGCCATCCCACCCCACCGTCACCGCGGGTCCTTCCCGGCCGGCCCTCCGCGCGCGGGTCATGCGGAGGCGCCTTTTGTGTAGTTTTCATCGTTTTTCGACGGTTGACGGTTGGTTGACGGGTGACACCAGGCAGGTTGACGGGCGGGCTCACCGCTTACGCTAAGTACCGGACGACAAACGGCAAGCCGACGACGAAGCAGGCCGTGGCCAAGGCGGTGCAATCGGGCCGCATCCGCGCCGCCGCCGGCGTGATCGATTTCGCCAAAGCCGACAAAGACTGGGAGCGCCGCACCGATCCGAGCCGCAGAAGTGGCAGCCAGCCGGACAGCAAACCGGCGCCGACTGTTGAAGCTCCGGCCGCCGAAGCCGACGATGGCCCGCCCGTCGCCAACATCAACGACTTCCAGAAGTCGCGGGCCTCGAGGGAATACTGGGAGGCCGAAATGGCGCGCTTGAATTTCGAGCGCAAGCAGGGCGACGTGGTCGACCGCATCAAAGTCGAGGCCGCCTGGGGCGAACTCGTCTCCACCGTGCGCAACCAGATGCTGCTCATCCCGGATAAAGTGGCGCCGAAGGCGGCCGTGCTCACCGACGTGCTCGAATGCCGCGCCTTGATCGACCGCGCGGTCCGCGAAGCCCTCACCGACCTGTCAGAGCATTCGCCTGACATCGCGTGAGCGTCATTGCCGAGGTATCGCGCGCCGCCTACCGGCTGTTCGCCCCGCCGCCGGAGGTTACCGTCTCCCAGTGGGCGGACGAGCACCGGCGTTTGTCGCCCGAAAGCGCGGCCGAGCACGGCAAATGGACCACGCTATCGTTCCAGCGCGAGCCCATGGACGCAGTTTCGGACCCGCGCGTGCGCCGTGTGGTGATCAAGAGCTGTACGCAGCTCCTGAAGACGGTCACGATCGAAAACGCGGTCGGATATTTCATCGACCAGGACCCAGGCCCGATGCTGATCATTCAGCCACGGGACAAAGACGCCAAAGATTTCAGCAAGGAACGCCTGGCGCCGATGATTCGGGACACGCCGCGTCTGAAATTGAAGGTGGCCGACTCGAAATCTCGAGATTCCGGCAACACCATCGAGGAAAAGCGCTTCCCGGGCGGCATTCTGGCGGTCACTTCGGCCGGATCCCCGGGCAACCTGGCCCGGCGCGCCATCCGCTTCCTGTTTTGCGACGAAGTGGACAAATACGCGCTCTCCGCCGGCGCCGAAGGCAACCCGGTCTCGCTCGCGCGCAAGCGCATGGCCACCTTCCGGCACCGCGCCAAGGAAATCGATACCTGCTCGCCCACTTCCGAGGGCAGCGAGATCGATCGCGGCTACGAAGTCTCGGACCAGCGCCAGTTCTGGGTTCCGTGTCCCCAGTGCGGCCAGCATCAGTCGATGATGCTGAAGTTTCGCACGCAAGTGCGCTGGGATTCGACGCTTCCGACCCGCGAAGAGCAGGCGGTCTCGGCGCATTATCACTGCGAGCATTGCGACGCGGCCTGGAACGATGCCGAGAGATGGAACGCGGTCGAGCGCGGCGAGTGGCGCGCGGCGAAGCCCTTCACCGGGATCGCCGGGTTCTGGATCAGCGAGCTATACAGCCCGTGGAAGCAGCTCTGGGATATCGTCCTCGACTACCTGACCAAGAAAGACAACACCGAGGACCTGAAGACGTTCATCAACACGTCGCTTGCCGAGAATTGGGCCGAGCCGGGTGAAGCGCTCGAATGGGAACGCCTCCTCCAGCAGCGTGAATCGTACCCGGTTGGACAGGTTCCGGTGGGCGGATTGTTCCTGACGGCCGGCGCGGATGTGCAGCGCGAGAACGGCGGCCGCATCGAAGTCGAGCTTGTCGCCTGGGGACGCAATCGCGAATCTTGGAGCGTCGATTATCGAATCTTCTATGGCGATCCGACTCAGCCGGATGTATGGCGGCACCTGGAAGCGTTCCGGGCCCAGACGTTTGAACGTGAAGGCGGCGGAGTACTCTCGATCGAGCGGATGTTTGTAGACTCCGGCGATGGAACGATCACGCCAGCAGTTTACGAGTGGGTACGCTTGCAGCCCCGTCCTCAGACTTGGGCGATCAAGGGCTATTCGAAGGGCGATCCGGTTGGATCTCCGCACGCTGTCGAAGCCACGGTAGGCGGACGCAAGCTCAAATTCGGCGTGCTGTTCAAGACGCTGAACCCGGATTTCTTCAAGGGGCAGCTCTTCGCCGATCTCCGCAAGCGGCCGCCGACCGCCGACGAGCTGGGCTTGGGCTACGGATATCCCGCGGGCTTCTGTCACCTGCCGGAAGATCCGACCTATGGGGACGAGCACTTCAAACAGATCTGCTCGGAGCACTTAGTCACTCGCAGAGATAAGAAGGGGCGCGCGCAGCAGGAGTATCAGCAGACCCGGCCTCGGAATGAGGCGCTGGATTGCAGGATCTACGCGCAGGCGGCGGCGTGGGATTTCGGATCGCACCGCTTTCAGGAAAAACACTGGGCGGCACTCGAAAGCAGAATCGCAGCCAGCAAGCCAGTGACTCCTGGTGAGTCAGTTCAACCTGTGCAGAGACCGCAGCAGCGTATGCAGATCAGGCTAAGGTAACAATGCCCTATACAACTTGGCAACTCGACACAGCGATCGCTCAGCTAGAGGCTGCTCTACTGGCCGGAGCCACCGCGGCGGAAGTGTCCTTCGAAGGTCGGATGTATCGGGCTCAGACTGCCGCAGAGATCCGCAACCGGATCAGCTATTTCAACGCGCTCTATCCCACCGCCACCGACGCTCCTCCACAAGTTCCTAAGACCAGGACGTTCTATCTCTTCGGCGGTAAAGGCATCGGCTGGTAATGTTGAGCGAGTACCTCAAAACTCTCGGGCGCGCCCTCACCGGCCGGCTGACCGCCAACAGCCCCAGCACCTACATCTATCCCGCCGGCACGTCCGGCTACAACAGCGCCGCCATGGGCCGCCGCACGGTTACCATCGGCAGCTCGACCCGCGGCGTAAGCTCGCTCGCGCTTTCGGACGGCCCCCTCCTCACCGCCCGCGCGCGCAAGGCGGTGATGGACAATCCCCTGGCCGCCAGCGGAGTCACGGCGTTTATCGCCGAAGTCATCGGCACGGGCCTCCGTCCGCACTCGCGGCACTCCGATACCGATACCCGGCAACTGCTCGAGAAGGAGTTCGGCCTCTGGGTCCCGCAGGCCTCCGCCACGCGCCGTATCGGGGCGGACGGCAATTCCGACAGCCTGCAGGATTTCTACCTGCTGCAATCGCTCGTCTGCCGCAACGTGGTGGAGGCCGGCGAGGCCTTCGTCCGCCTGCGCCCCAGGATGGCGGCGGATTTGTCGCCCATCGGCCTCCGCGTGCCCCTGCAGCTCGAGCTGATCGAGCCCGAACAACTGCCCTTCTGGAAGATGTCGGGGCAAATGTCGTCGCCCACCAACCTGGTCCGCGCCGGCATCGAGTTCGATCAGATCCACCGGCGCGTCGCCTATCACTTCTATCGCGACCATCCGGGCGATTCGACCATCTGGCCGAATGCCTTCGAAGTCGTGCGCATCCCCTCGCCGAGCGTGCTGCACGTGATGGAGTTTCTGCGCGGCAATCAGATCCGCGGCATTACCTCGCTTGCGCCTATCCTGATCCAGCTCGCCGACATGGACGATTACGACGATGCCGAGCGTCTCCGTCAGAAGCTGGGCGCCTACATGTTCGGTTGGAAGAAGTCACTCACTCCGGACGATCCGCAGCTCGCCCAGTTGACCACGGTAGCCAACGACCAAGCTCCCGCCGGCGTGGCTTATGTCGAAGCGCAGCCGGGCACCATGACCATGCTCGATGCCAACGCCGGCGAAGAGTTCGATTTCTATTCCCACCCCGGAGTCACGAACACCTACGAGGCGTTCATGCGCGTGCAGCAGCAGACCATCGCCACCGCGCTGCGCGTCTCTTACGACCAGTTGACCGGCGACATGAACCAGGTCAACTATTCGAGCGCGCGCATCCGCCTGATGGGATTGCGCCGCATCTGGAAACAGTACCAGCACGCCGTCATGAAGCAGCAGGTCTGCCGCCCGATATGGCGCGCCTGGCTGGATGCCGCGGCCCTGGCTGGTGTCATCGACGCCAAGGATTACCGCAAGCATCCCGAAGAGTATCTGAATGTCGAATGGCTGGCGCAGCCGTGGGAGTATGTGGATCCAGTCAAAGACGTGACCACCGTCAGGATGGAAATCGAATCCTGCCTGGATTCCCGCGAGGCAAAGATAGCGGCAAGAGGCGACGTGCCCGAAGAGGTCGACGCGGCCATCAAGCGCGATCACGACCGCGAAAAGTTGCTGGGCATTGTGCCGGTGTATGGCAATTCCCGCGTTACTGAGACTGTTCCTCCCGGACAGAACGAGGACCTGGCTGGAACTGAGCCGGCCCCGCCCGACTCGCCCGGCGCTCCTCCGAGCCCCGCGCCCGGGAAAGGCAAACCAAAACCATGATCGCACTCCCCAGATTAGCCGGCCGCATCTTCGGCGTTCCCCTCGCCATCGAGCGCGGCAAGCTCGATGTGATCGTGGCCGCGGTCGCCCCGCGCCTGCTGGGTGGAGATCTCGCCATGTGGGACGGCGACGACGATCCCCCGCCGAGGGCCAAAGCCTCCAATATCAACCAGGACGGCGTAG